CTGTGGTAGGCCCAATCCTTGAAGGCTTGCGAGATGCATTTTTCAAGATCAAAAAAGTTCTTGCAGAAAACTCAGACGAATTGCAACCATTCTTTGATTTGTTAAAAAAGATTTGGGAATTTACAAAAACCTATCTTGCGCCATTTTTGGGCACAGTTTTCAAAGCATCACTTGATGGGATTGCCACAGCGGTCACAATTTTAGTTACAGGCTTTTCTAGTCTGGTCAGCTTTATCACGGCTGCCTATAACATGATTAAAAAGTTTGTTGAATTTATCGGCAACAACCCAATTGTCAAAGGTATCTCAGGAGCAATTGACAGCATTTTTGGCGGCGGTAAAGCTGCCGGTGGGCCTGTTAGATCAGGTACCTCATACCTTGTCGGAGAGCGTGGGCCAGAGCTATTTACGCCATCAGGCAACGGCATGATCACACCCAACAATCGTTTGGGCGGTGGCAACACCACAATCAATCTCAATGTCACCGGTGCAATTGATCCAGAAGGCACGGCACGCACAATTATTGATGTATTAAACAATAGTTTCTATCGCGGTACAGGCGGCGCAAATAGTCTGCAATTCTCAGGATGAGCGTATTTAATCCCGTTTGGCGCGTGACCATTGGCGGCGTGCAATACCAAACGGCTATTCTGGCAAATCTGACAATTACAAGCGGTCGCACAAACATCTATGAACAGGCACAAGCTGGTTATGTCAATCTTGAACTGATCAACCTTGATCAATCAAATGTGGCAATTGAGATTAACAATTCGCTCACCATCGAGCTGCAAGATTCCACAGCTACATTTATCCCAATTTTTGGCGGCTCGGTTGTTGAGGTCGGCATTTCCGTGGCCGAGGTTGGATCGGTTGCCTACGCACAGCGCATCAAAATCATTGCTTTAGGTGCATTGTCCAGATTGCCAAAAGCCTTAACCGATGGTGTTTTGTCACAGGATTTTGATGGTGATCAGATTTTGACCATTTTGAGCGATCTGTTGGTCAATTCATGGAATGAAGTGCCAGCAGCTTTACAATGGCAAACTTATGAGCCAACTACTCAATGGCAAAATGCAGAAAACAATGGTGTTGGTGAGATTGACACACCGGGCAATTATGAGCTTGCACAACGGTCATCCAGTAGAACCGATGTGTATTCATTGGTTGCAGCTTTGGCCACATCGGGTTTGGGCTACATTTATGAATCCCCAACGGGCCAAATCGGGTATGCCGATTCAACTCATCGATCAACTTATCTGGCAACAAACGGTTATGTGGATTTAACAGCCAATCACGCAATTGCACCGGGTTTGAGTATCCAACAGCGTGCCGGTGATGTGCGAAATGACATCACCATCAAATACGGGCAAAATAGCACTTTAGAAACGAGTGCCAGCGATGCAGACTCAATTTTAGAGTTTGGGCAACTATCGCAAATTTTTACAACCACAATCAAACATTTGGCAGATGCCGAAGATCAAGCTGATTTTTATCTTACTTTGAGATCGTATCCACAGTTTAATTTTAACGATTTTACATTTGAGCTGACAAATTCGGAATTGGACGATGTTGATCGGGATGCTTTAATTAACATTTTTATGGGCATGCCTACGCGGATCACCGATTTGCCGTTAAACATGTCTGCCGGCACTTATTTGGGCTTTGTCGAAGGCTGGTCATGGCGTGCCGCATACAACAGCGTATCGCTCACGGCTATCATCTCACCATTGGCATTTTCATTGCAATCCATGCAATGGCAAGATGTCGCAATTGCAGAATCATGGAACACAATCAGCGGAAGCCTAATTTGGGCCGATGCGTTAGTCGTGGCATAAGGAGAAAAAATGAGCAATCCAACAACACCATTTGGTTGGCAAATGCCAACGGCAACCGATTTGGTGACAGATTTACCAGCTGACTTTGAAGTATTTGGTCAAGCTGTTGCAACAT